TATTAAGTGGGAATGATAGTAAAGATTTAGTAAAAAAATTCAAACTACTTATTATGAAATTAGGGCATCTTGGAAGACTGCCGAAAGGACAAGTTAAAGAATTATTATCAAGAGAACGATATTGGTATGATAATATAGATTGTGTAAATATTATAAAACCAAAACGAACAGAAGAAGAAAAAACAAACACAAAATATTATCCAACTCAAACTCAAAAAAATAAAATGAATGAAAAATCAAGGCAACGCTACGCAGAAAATATTGAATATGAAAGTGATAGAAAAAAAGTATATTATTTAGAAAATAAAGAACGAATTGATAAACGAAATAGAGAAAAATATGAAAAAAACAAAAAAGAAATTAGTGAAAGAAGAAAAGTTTTGAAACAAAACAAAAAGGATTTAGCAAAAAATATTATATTAGAGTAACATATAATGTCAGGAGGTTACAACGCAGTAGAGACAAAAGGTTTAAAGGAATACAAAATTCAAACTAAATCAGGAGGTTTTCAAAAACCATTTCATTTTGGCGGGAGTCAAGTGCCTTGTTGTTTAATGCTTCATCCAAAATCGTTTAGTGGTGCTGGTATTTCGCTTGTGGAGCATACAAACCCAACTGTTTCTAAACGAAAATTACTAACTCTACCATTTATTAGGTAAAAATAAAAAAATAAAAATATATCAATACTTATATAATGAGGACAATAGTGCTAAATATCAATAACGTTGTATTAGATGGTAATAACAATAGACTTGTATATAGATTCCCTAATAGCGTTGCTTTTAAAAATACTTATGTAGCGGTTCAATCAGTAACTATGTTTTATTCTTGGTATAATATTTCTGCTTCTTTAGGAAATAACACTTTTTCATTTACTTATGTAAATGGTTCAGGAGGCACTAATTGGAAAACCGTAGTATTTCCTGACGGCATATATGATATAACAACTCTTAACGAATATTTACAATTTACTTGTTTAGCAAATAATTGGTATATGACAACAGCAGCAGGGTTAAATGTTTTTTTCTTAACATTTGAAGTAAATCCAACCTCTTATGGTATTCAAATTTGTTGTTACCAAGTGCCTTCAGCAGCAATTAATCCAAAATTATATGTAGCAAGTTCTTTAGGATTTCCTACAACTCCATTTGTAGTTCAAGTCACTATTCCTTCAGCATTTAACAAAATTATTGGTTACCCTGCTGGTTGGGTTTCAACCAATTATTATGGTTCTGCTTCAAGTTCAGGATTTTTATCAGGAGTTCCTTATGTATGGTCTTCTTCAGTGGGTATTGTATCATATATGTCAAATACGGCACCGCAAGTAAATCCCAATCCTTCTGTTTATTTAGCAATTTCTTCTATAAACAATCCTTATTCTCTACCTTCGTCAATTATATATGCTGTCACTCCATCTAATGGTATTGGTGCGGTAATAATTGACAAACCACCTCAGTTTTGCTGGAATAAGTTTATAGACGGCACATATAACGAATTAACGGTTAATCTTTTAGGAAGCGATTTATCGCCTATTAAGATTTATGACCCAAATATGACTATAATGTTGGCAATTCGGGATAATGATGAATTTGGAGGAAAATAAGTTTAAAATGACTCAATTTTATATATTGAAACTATATAAAATGGATGCTCTTACTGATTCTGCTTTAGAACAAATGTTTAGCACTATTCTTGCCGAACATACGAGAGTAATGGCAGAGTTAAAAAATACTGCTGAGAAATTTGATGAGAACTGTAAGTTAGAGACATTAGTGTCTCAAATTATGAAAAGTATTTTAAAACTAAAAGCATACAAACAAAAACTAAGAATGAAAGAATAATAATATATATATATAATATAATGTCCCGAAGAGTTGTAATGCCTACTTCAAGTGGAGGAACTTACCATAGTGCGAGAATGAAACGATTAGGAGGAGAAGGACTGCTACATCAAGCGATTGTAGGAAAAGGGGGTTCATTTCTTTTAGATGGGGGGATTGGCGGACAAAATTCTTATAGTTCTTTAGCAGATTTTAAGCATACTACAAATAGTCCCCGAATAAAAGGACGAGGTTTAGAAAGTTTATCGGCGAAAATTAGTGGATTATCTATAACTCCAAAAAAAAAGAAACAGACTATAAAGTTTGACCTTTAATTTAGTATTATTATATAATATTTTTATCTTATTGTATAATATAATGTCCGCCGATAAATTAGTGTTTGACCTTTCCCAAGAAGTTGAGGGTTCGCCTCAGGTATTTATTAAAAAGGACTGGTTAAACATCCTTGATAATATGAACCAAAACTACAACTCTAACCAAACTATTATTGATACTTCCCAGTTAAGTAATTCAAACAAATGGGTAAATTACCGAGAGGCATATCTTGCCGTTCCCCTTATAATGACTCTTACTTCAACTACCGCATTTGCTATACCTACTGCCGATGGAGCAACTGCTCCAACAGGTTTTAATCCCAGTGTAGCATCAGTAGCAATGGCGGGTGGAGTCGTTGATTATCCCAGTGCTTGTGATTATGTAATGGGTCTTAAAAATTGGTTTGGAACAATGATTCATTCATTTACCTTAGACTGTAACGGAACTACTATAATTCAACAAACTCCACTAATTTCAATGGTAAATTGCTTTAAACTTATGACTTCTCTTTCTTGGGGTGATATATTAACTCAAGGTTCAACTATCGGGTTTTATCCTGATTGTCCTACATCATTTACTGTAGCAGGTCAATCAGGTCTTGCGAGTCAAGCAGGTTCAGTAAGCGGACAAGGTGTTTGTAATAACACTATTTTCCCAGCAACTCCAATGGGAGTATCTGCTACGACAGCAGCAACAAACCTGATTGTATCAGGTAGTGGTTCTGCTTCTCAATTTGCGAAATGGAATTCGGGAGGTGGTAATAGCGGTCTTATCAGCAGAATCCAAAATATTAATATGGACCCGCAGGGTGTAGTCGGTGGAACAGGCAGCAATGCTTCACTCCAAAGAGGTATTACGAATCCTGTCCTTATTTCTACTCTATTTCCAGTTCAAAGTATGACGAATCTTTGGGCGGGTTCTATTTTTAATAAGCAAGGAGGAGTAGGTTTAAATGGTGTGCTTCAAATTCAAGTTTTAGCAACAATTTATCTTAAACATATTCATAACTTTTTTGCGATGATTCCTCTATTAAAAGGAACTTTCCTTAAAATGACTGCTTTCCTTAACAATGCGACTACATTTTTTACTGTTGCTGGTAAAACGTTTGTGAGTGATACTGTTGGACATTTAGGAGCATCCGTATGTGGTGTAATGACACTCGCAACTGCCGCTGGTTCTCAAATTCCATCCGTCGCCGTCGGCGGTGTTAATCCTTTAATGATTACAGATGCTTCTTACTTTTATGGTGGTTCGGGTGGTTTAGGAAATGGTAATTATATTGCCTCAGTATCAGTTGGAGCAACGCCTCTTGGAACGGGGCAATCTATTGGTGTTGGCGGTGTTCAATCGGGAACAATCGCAAAAAGTATTTACCTATATGTTCCTGCTTATACTTTTAACCCAGTATTTGAATCTGCTTACCTTTCTTCTCCTGTCAAATCTGTTAAATACAGTGATTACTACCAATACCAAATCCAAAATATTGGTGCGGGTTCTCAATTTAATAACCTTTTAACCAACGGTATTGCTAATATTAAATCAATCCTTGTTTGTCCTTATTATTCTCAAACAGCAGGAGCAACTGCTTCAGGTCTTCCCGCAGGAATGCCTGTATATCAATCACCGTTTGACCCCGCTGGTGCTGGTGCGACAAGTCCATTTTGTCTTTTTACCAACTTTAACGTTGTTATTAGCGGACAAAACGCTATTTACAACACACAGATGCGAATGCTGGAACAATTTAATAACCAAAGCAAAGGATGCCTGAGTGTAAATGGCGATATGACGGATGGTTTAACCAGCGGTCTTATTAACTCTCTTGGTTTTGAGACATCTCAATGCTTTTACTTCGTAAATGTTGGTCGGCAATTACCTGTAGAAGAAGCAGTTCCTAAATCGGTTCAACTTATTGGAACAAATCAATCGGGTTTAGCACTTGACCTCATTTGTTTTATTGAATACGGGGTCTCAATTGATTTTGATTGTCTCACCGGAGCGAGGGTCTAAGTTGAAAACGAAATAAATACACCGAATATAAAATTGATTTAAAGATTAAACACAATACCATATATAACAATGGAGCAGATTTCAGCAATTGTAGAACAAATGGATTTTATGACGAGCAATGAAACTCGTTATAAAATAAATAGAAATGGTGAAATTTGGAGCATTAAGCAAAGTAAGTTTATGAAACCTCATTTAAACGAATATGGTTATTTACAAATAAATTTGTTGTTTGATGATAAAAAAAGGCATTTATTTCTTCATCGTCTTATTGCTATTCAATATATTCCAAATCCTGATAATTTGCCTGAAATAGACCATATTGACAGAAATAAAACAAATAACAATATATCAAATCTTCACTGGGTTACTCGTTTGGAAAATGCGAACAACAAAACAACAAATCTTACAAAAGAACAAAAAGAACAAAAAGTAATAGATAACAGAAAGTATCAAGCAGAATGGTCTATGAATAAACGAAGAGAACAAGGAGTGCCTGAACGCAAAAAGTTTGAGACAGATGAAGAGCGAAAAGAAGCAGAAAGAATATCACATTTAAAAAGTAGTAGGACATACAGAGCAAATATGTCTGCTGATGAAAAGGAAATTCATTTAGAAAAACGAAGGGAAAACGGGAAAACGGAAGAAGCAAAACAAGCACAACGAGATTATATAAATATTCCCGAAGTTAAGGCAAAAAGAGCAGAAGCACAAAGAATAAAAAGAGCAGAAATGACGCCCGAACAAAAAGCACAGGGAGCATTGCGTCGCAAAGAATTATATGCTAAAAAGAAAGTAGAACAAAAAGATTAGGTATATTTTAATAATTTTATTATATTTTTATAAATATAATGAAAGAAATAGGAGTGTCATTATCTAAAAAGCAATGGGAGAAATTACATAAAGGACTAAAAGTAAGAGTAAAACAAGGAGAAGGAATTATGTTGGTTCATCCTGAGAGATATGATGTAATGAGTAAAACTTTTTTACGAGGCAAAGCACAAGAACTTTCTTTAACTCCCGAAGAAATTTTAGCAAATAAACAAACAAGTCCTGAAGCACATCAGGAGACACAAGCAGACAATGAAGCAAAAACTGAAGTGTCTTTAGAACCAGTAAAAGAAATAAAAGGAGCAGGATTTGTCTCTAATGCTGGGGGTAGTCGTTCTTTAGGAGGACATAAACATTCGTATTTAATGAAAGCAGGTCTTGGTAATGAAGAAGCAAATCACAAAACAACACATTATATTAGTGTAGGTTTAGAAACTGCCCGACAAAATAAAATAATGCCCGTAGATGAAGTAAAAAGCAAACGCACCAGTAGAGAAGTAAGTTCTATTGGCGTAGGTGGTAATCTTTTACCAGTAACTATGCGAAGCGACCCAAGAGGCACTAATTTTCAGTTTAGCAAAACTTTACCACCATCATTCCAAAAATTTACAGGTTAATTTCGTTTTTTTTATAGATAATAATATAAATGAATAAATATATATGTCTCTTACTGATTCTCAATTATTTGCTTTAGCAAAAAAGATGAAATTCCCATTAGAATGTGTGGAGTTCAAAGACCAATTACCCAAAAAACTAAAGTTTAATACAGGATATATCATTAACTTACAAAATAGTGAGGACGAAGATGGTAAGGACAACGAAGGAACTCATTGGACTTGCTTACAGGTAAATAAATATCCTACGGGACATATAGAACCAATTTATTTTGACCCATACGGAGCAGAACCGAGCGAAGCAATTAAGAAATTTGTATTAAATGGTTGCGGTAAAAAACTGCCACACACAGACAAAGATATTCAATCTTTAATGTCAGGGGTTTGTGGATATTTTTGCTGTGCTTTTTTACATTTTATAAATACATATGAACACCGAACAAAAGATTTATATGTAGATGTTTCAACATTTTTAGAATTATTTGAAGACCTAAATACGTCTTCAAATTACAAAAAAAATGAGTTTGTATTAAAACACTTTTTTCAATCGTCAAATCCTAAACTAAGAAAAGAAATTGACGTTATTAAAGATGATGTGGATTTACAAGACAAATCGGGAAAAGGTTTTCGTATTCCTGTAGATTCTAAATCTCGTTAAATTTTGATATAAAACGAAAAATAGTGTTAATATGGCGATGTTGAAAATGGTCTAATAAATGACTGAAAAGGGACGCCTTTCCTCGTTTATTACAGGTTCAACTCCTGTCATCGCCCAAAAATTTTATATAATATATTGTATTATATAAAATGTATTTTATAAATGAATATTATAATCGTTTAATAGGTTGGTATCAAGAAATGGTTGATAAATTACAAGTTTGGCACTTATTATACTTACAAATCAAAACACATCATTAAACTCGTTTTTAGCAACATTGCTCATTTATTGCTCTAATTTGCTAAACAATGTTATATACATTTATCATAACACTTTAGCAACAATACTCAGTAATAATCAAATTATGGTGTCATTCTATAAATTATTATTATTATTATTATTATTATTATTATTTACTTTTT